AGCGAACTCGTCGAGAAAGAGGATGTTAAACGACATACCTCGGACAGCACTTGCAGACGTAGAAGCTGCCAATATCTTACTGCCATTTTCTAACTCCAAAGATCCTTTGTTCCATGCTATGATACCCTGCTGCATCCACTTGGGTAGGTTTTCGTATGCAGTCTGTAACCTTCCAAGAAGCTCTCTGGCGGTTGCTGCTTTGTTTGCAAGAATACCAATATTCACGCTGTCATTAAAAACAGCATAATGCAAAAGGTAAGATACGACTGTAGTGGATTTACCAGTCTGACGTGGCATCTTACAGATATTAAATCTGTTATTGTGGAAGTTGTTGATTAACTTCTCTTGAAAATGATATGGATGAAATTGTGTTAGACCCTCATCAAGAGAAATAATCTTGACATAGTTATTGGCAAAGTAAACAGGATCTTGCTTACACTTCATGAATTCACGGATATTATCTTCCGTGAATTCAATCGCAGTATTCGCCTTTTTTAGATTCGGATTGCCAAGATATACATTATCACTCATATCCTAACCTCAGCAATTCCACTTTCTAAGAGACTTATTGATTCTGCTATCTGGATCGTTTGCAGTTTTAGAGGAGGTCAGTTTCTTTTTCATTCCTTTCATTCTGGCGCAAAAGGATGCCCTGCGGGGATTTCCAACCTTCTTTGAAGGTGCCTTAAGGTCGCTTCCTGGATTCTCTCTTTCGTAAGACTTTCGTCCTTTTTCGTTAAGTCCGCCCTCTTTGTTTTTTCCTGCTTTTCGTGTCCATGCTGCTCCTTCGACATGAAGGAGTGGTTGCCCTGGTTCATAGCTTGAAACGTTAAAAGTTAATAGTTTCGCGCCAGGATATACTTTAGAAACCTGATCTTGAACATCAGATTTTTTAGGTACTGAAATTTGAGGGAAGAACATCTTCAAAGCATAATACTTACCTCTGTAGTTAAAGTAAGTATCTACGATGTTTCCAGTCTTTGCTGGAACTCTAACTGCCTCTTCTATGGATTCACCCATAGGTTTTACATAGTTTTTATCTGGACCGGGTTTTCCTCCGTTTCCACCTCTAGGTCCATCACATGGAGACATTCCATGAACGGGACACTCTTCGCCTTCATGAGTATGGTTGCATCCTTTCTTTTCTTCAATTTGCTCAACTTCTTCTTTTTTGACACAGTTTGGATATCTTTTTCCAAACATAGTTTTCATGCCTTTTTTCTCATAACCTTTCCAGCACTTTTCATCAAGGTTATCTTCAGAAATACCTGCTTTTCTGAGTCTCTTTGCTTGACTCTTGTGCATTTCAACTGCTTTGTCTAATTCTTTAGCGATACCCTTTACATTCTTAGGGGTATTATGCATTTCATCAATTTCAAATTCTTCCTTCTTAGTTTTGTTTCCCCAGTTTGCTGCACCTACTTTTCTGCATTTGACTAGTGCTCCTGACGCATATGCACTTGGCCAAACTGAATAGCGTGACTTGACTTTGTGGTAGCAAGCATCTTTCTTGCCTTCCTCAATATCAATCTGATCGCCTACTTCAACGTTATTTTCTACGAACCATCCACGGTTTACTTCTAAAGCGCACAGCACCTCTCCATCTGAGGAAACTGGGTTCTCGTCGAATGGTTCTAATTCTTTTATGCTTTCGATTGTTCCATCCTCTCTAATGAAAGCAATATCGAGAGGAATTTTCGTTTCAGTCATATGAAATGACTGTTCTGCAACTTCATCAAAGATGAAGAGCATTCCACTGTTTACGTCTAAACTTTCACGGAACATCAACCCTAAGTTGAAATCTCTAATGTTATTTGGAATTTCAATTTCCAAAGGTAAAGTTACAAACTCTGTTGCTTCTTTTACAGATTTCATTTTGGGTTTATCAGTTGAAACATATGTGGGTTTTGCTGCACCAGTCTTTTGTGGTTGTCCTGGGTCAGCAGCTCTTTTTCTTCTTTGAGCAGAGGCTCTTTCTGATTTACTCATACTTGCTCTCTTCGCAGAAGAAACACACTTAGGTGTTGTTTTCTGTCCGGGTTGGCGAGCACAGGGTTTTCCTGACACTACTTGTACCCAACCTTTCTTTCCGTCTTTTGATTTAGATTTACCAAACCAATCACGGAGACCTTCTTCACTTACAGTGCCACCGTTTCCGTTGCCACCATTTCCATTACCATTACCATTACCATTACCATTTCCGTTGCCGTTACCATTCTTTTTGGTATCGTCAATAGAGTGGCCATTTTCTTTACGGAGCATTCCAGCACGGCCTACAACCTTGAATCCTTTTGGGATTGGTTTACACTTTTTATCAGTGTAACAGTAATATTGTCCTGCAGGGCAGCGTCCGTTCTTAGCCATCAAAAGAGTAATTACTCATTATTATTTATCATCCATCAAGTGCTACAGTGAGACCCAAAGTCATACCAGGCAGTTCTACCCAATTTGTGCCATCATAAAAATTCATTTTTTTAGTTGTTGTGTTAAAAATCATGGCACCCTCAGTAACTGAAAGTGCATCTCTTTGCGTCGTGGTCAAAACTGGAGGGAAAAATGCACCAGTGGTTCCTACTGTTCTTATTTCCGATGCTTGGATTTTTCCTGTATCACCACTAATCGTAATCGCTGTTCCAACATTAATTGAATTATCAGATCCATCTAATGTAATAGAACTTGTTCCAACCGTAAGAATACCAGTTACTCTTGCATCTCCCTGAACTAATAATGCTGTTGTTGCAGTGCCAGTTCTAACTTCAAGCCCACTTCTAAACGTTGAAATTCCAAGCGAATCAACATGTTTTACATCTTCATATGTGGCAATACCTGTGACAGACAGGTTGGTAACTGTAAGGTTTGTGCCTGTGCAATCTTCTGCTAATGTGGACGCATCACCTCCACCAACTGCAGTGCTGGCGATACCGACCCACTTTGATGTAGATGAGTTGTAGATTAGCAGTTGATTATCCGTGCCATCAAAGGTTACGTCATCAAGATCTTTGATGAATCCTGCACCACCGCCACCAATTGATGACAGTTGATATTGAACCCTTTCTACAAATATCTTGTAGTGCTTTTGAAGTTGATCAAGAGTTACAAAATCTTGATCAAGGGGAGTAAGAGGATCTGGATTATTAGTTTCTGGTGGATCTTCTCCTAGAGGAACATTAGTCTCTGCAAGTAACTGCTGTTCTTCTTTTAATTGTTTCTGAGATGACTTAATCTCTTCTACAATTTTATAAAGTCCTTTGATGTCGGACTTTACGTAGTCGATATCTTTGTCGTAATACTTGACCTCTGGAAGTCCTGAGATCTCTTCTCTTAGCTCAGTAAAATACTTCAGAAGCAACTCATCAGTTTTGGTGCTGGTGTAGTTGATCTCCTTGAGTTCTTTATTAATATTTTGCTTGAGAGTATTATATTCACCAAGAAGTTGTTTCTTCAGTTTGCGATCATCATCTTTGAACTCTTTATGATACTCCCACATTTTGAGAGATGATGATCTGAGTTCTTTCCAGATTTTGTCTTTCTCTTCATCAATACGAGTATCTACTTTTTCGCTTAGATTAGAGATATCATTCTCAATCTTGATCGTGCTGTTGAAATGCTTTGTTTCAACATCCTCAGAAAGTTGTTCAATATCAAACTGAACTTTCCCTCTCAATCCTTCAATAGTATCGTTGACCTTTACAAAGTCATCGTCAATAACACTAAAAGTTTTACCAATCCATGAGAAGTCTGGAACCTCATTTACTTCATTAACCCACTTAGGGAATTGTGGGATGGATGCTTTTACCGCATCAATAGCTTCGCAGATTGCTGCAATCTCTGCATCATAATATTTGACTTCTGGTAAGTTGGTTACCTCAGTTTGAAGAGTATCAATTCTATCTTCAATAGCATCAACTTGTTCATCATAATACTTGACTTCAGGTAGACCTTTGATCTGCTCTCTTACAAGATCTACTTGATCGCATATTGCTTCTACTTCTCTATCATAGTATCTAACTTCAGGAAGGTTGCTAATTTGCTCTGCAAGTTCCTCAAGTTCTTTATCGTAATACTTGACCTCTGGGATGTCAGGAATGTCTGCTCTGACATCATTAATCATTCTGACCAGTTCTGGCCAAGGTGGTACTATATCTTGTACTTCTGCAAATGTATTTCCGTCTGCGTCTTCTATAGTTTGAGTGCTTTCTTCTATCTCAATATAATCTTCAACAGAAGGGAGTTCCTCTGCATTCTCTTCTGTTATGAAATCTTCAACTGATGGTAGGTCATTATTAACCAAATCATCAATAGAAGGCAAGTCTTCTTTCGACATTTTATTAGTAACTTTAATACTTCGGGATTTCTCTCCCGATATTATTTAGGATCTTCCTTCAGTCCATCCTTCAACATTTTTGCAAGGTCTGCAGTCGATCCAACAAATAAAGCATTATTAACTGTAGATGGTCCCTTGACCTTTTCTTCTGCTTCAACGTCCTTCAGTTTCTTTTGCAGATCCAATAACTTATCTGTTGCATCAGCAACGTTTTTAATCAACTGACCAGCAACCTCATATGCTCTTGGCATCTCACTTTCTTGAGCAAGTTCAAGGACACCGTTGAGAGCCTCTTGTCCCTTTTCTATGATGGAGTAAAGATTACCTCTAGTATATTCATAATCTTTTTTTACATCGTCTACACCTTCTTTTACTTTTTGAATTTTACTTTCAACCACCTCTGGTTTGATAACGTCACCAGAGGTATTGAATGTGTCATTTAGATCGTCAAAGTTTTTTGTCATTTTCATTAGAACGAACCATCAAATCCAAAGTCATCGCCCATTTCAATAAGAGCATTATCAGCAGCGTTGATTTCGTGAACCTCCGCTCCACCAAGGTGAATTGTAGCCGCTGTCTTATCTTCTCCACGTCTAACAGTAATCTTGTTACCACTAATGGACGTAACAAACATTTGCTCACCTTCAATATTGATATAAGTGTTAGCGGTTAGCGTGCTGCCATCCGCAACTTCAAAGGTTTTTGCTGTCTTGGTAATATCTGCTGCGAGAGTAGTAGCAGCATCTCCAGTATAATTTTGAGTTGCTCTTGGTGTTGCAGTATAAGTAATCTCTCTGGTAGCGTTGGAAGTATCGGTTCCAGTGAGGTAACTGATAGAAGCTCTCTTGATGATATCTTTGGTTGCAGTGGTTGCAGGACCAAACAGATATGTTTTTGCAGTAAATCTTAAGGTATAAAGAAGAACTCTTCTAGAGGTGAAATCTCCTTCATAATCATCTTGCATGGTGATGTTTTCCAACACCACTGGAATATCTTTTTTCTCTTGAATTGATTCTACTAATTCAACGGTAAGATTATATGCTGGTTGAAAGTAGGGTAAAATTTGTTCAATAATTTGAAGAGCATCATCATTCAATTTTGACATGATTGATAACTCAAATTGCATATTGTAAGGAACAGGCATATACTGTTTCTTTACAATAGATCCATCATTAGGATCTTTTACAGTGAAGTTCTGTACTGTAGAAACCTTACGCGAAGGGTCATATGTCAATCCAGTAAACTCAAAAGACATCCTTGGCAAAGTAATTGCAAAGGGTTTATTGAGATCTGGTGACTGGTTTATTCTTGCCAGAAACTTCTGTGTAGGACCATATGCCAGAGGAATCTTTACAACGCTAACAACGTTATCCGAAGAATCTTCGTGCTTAATCGAAATATTGTTAAAGAGAGTACCAAAAGATATAATGGTCCTCCTCAAAACTTCGTTGTAAAAATACTCAAACATTTTTAAGTCCTACAATATCTTTATATTAAGATATTTTTATTTAGGGAATACCGAAGGGGTTCCTTTCACTGAAGTCTATAATTGCATCGGCCTCAGTTTCAATATTAATATTGTCAGCAAATCCATCATCTGCTGGATTAGAGTCTGCAACACGCAGAGGATACGATGCTCCAGATGTGGATCCAACAATATTTTCTCCGATGGTGAATTCTCCAGTAACTGTTCCAACTTCAAGAGTATTTGTCTCAGAATTCCAAACTCTGACTCTTGCTGTTGTTCCACTAGAAGATCCAGTTACAATTTCATTAAAGGAGAACGTACCAGAACCAGAACTTTCTGGATTGCCAATAACAAGTGTAGGTGCGACAGAATATCCAACACCAGTGTTTGAAAGGTGAATTGCAGAAATAGTTCCAGCAGCACTTACAATCGGATATGCAACAGCAGATGCAGTGGTCACACCCGTTTCAAATACTTCATTAGTGAACGTGACTGTTGGTGCCTCTGTATATCCTCCACCACCAGATGTAACAGTGATGATACCAACAACACCATCACCAATCGTTGCCGTTGCAGTAGCACCGCTTCCAGTTTGATTTGATGGAACACTAAATCTTACACCAGGAGCAACTGTGTAACCAGCACCAGATTTTACTACATTTACTGCTTGTACCGATTTTAGACTTGCGTTAGTGTTCTGATTACATACATTAATTCCACCAATCATGGTGGCGATACCAACAGCAGTCGTTCCTCCTGCTGGAGCTGATGTAACACCAACAGTTGGAACAACACTATATCCACCACCTCTGTTTGTAACAGTAAAGGATCTAACACCACCATCAAAGATAGCAGCAGTTGCAGTTGCTGTTACACCAGAACCAACCAAAGTAAGTGTTTGTGTTGGACCCTGAATGGTGTTGATACCATCATCAGTAAGTCCATCATACTCTTCACCGATAAGATTATTATCAATATCATCGATACCAGTTGCGATAACTTCGTCTTCCAGACGGAAGAGTTCGCAATACAGTTCATAGACATAGAGATTTTGTAATTGATAGTATGGCTTTGCATATTCAATATCTTTGATCTCATAGATTCTATCATCGAGAGGGAACCAAATAAGATCTCCACTCTTTGGCCTAGTTGATAGTTTTACATTTGTCTGATCTTCAATCAAAGGAGTAATATAGTTTTCAAATCTATCTCTTGAAATGATAAGTCTTACTTCATCTTTTGATTCAATTCCAAACTTTGAAAGAATATTTCCCGCACCAGAATACTGATCATAGTTATCAACATATGCTTCAAGAGGAAGTGCCATGTCAAATTTTGACTGCACGACTTCTCTTATGACAGTATTCTCCGTCATAAATTTTCTAGGCAGATAAAAGATATCTACACCATAAGTTCTGAGCTGCTCATTTATCAAATCCTGAACAAGGTTCTGTTCAGAGGATGTGCCTTGTGTAAAGAAAGGATTTAATACCATGATATCAACCTATCATATCGTATGGAGGAAGTTCATATGTATTTGACATCTGCTCCCTGATTATCTGCAATTCTCTTTCCGCATCATCATAAATTTGACGGCCATTTAATTCAATTCCACCTGGTAGTTTAACACCTTGGAACTTTATCAAATTTTGACCCCACTGTCTCTTCATCAAAGCAGTCAAATATCGTTTTAAGAATGAATCATTCCAAACTCTTGTATGGGTATCTGGATCTATCAAACGATAGCAATCAATAATAATGTAATCATCAACTGACATAGATCCCCAATCAATATCCAGATAAAGTCTATCTGTTCTTTGATTAAATCGAATCATCTTTTCAGTACTCAGTGCAAAATCAATATCTTCAAGATATCGTTTTGTCATCGCATAGGTCAAAATTTCAGTCGATCCCCAATAGTAGATATCGTTGAGGAACAACTGATACTTAACACTGAACATGTTATTTGTTACAGTGTTTGATCCGTCAAATTTGAATATTTTATTTACGCCAAGAACTTCAGGGGGAACTTTGAGATAGTTACTATTTTCTTCAAAAGAAAAAGTTACAGTGCTACCATCAATTGTAGAGGTATTTGTGGTAGTTGTTATCCCAGCAGCATTATTAGTTCCTCCTCTAGCTCTCCCTCTATCAATATCTGCTTGAGTTATTTTATATTTTAAAAATGTTTGTGTCAATCCGTCGTAGTCACGCTCATGAAATATCTGCAGAGCATCATCCACCAAGTCATCTACTTGCTCATCAGCAATATTAATTTCCAGGACAGGAGCCCCTAGTTGCCTTTTGCAATAATTTACTAGATCTGTCCTACTTGCTGGTTTTGCCATTTATTTCACAAGTTTCCTAAGTGTATTTAGGGTGCTGACGATACTGGATTATAAACGTAGACGTTTCCGTTAGCTAACGTATAAAAAGTTCCACCAGCAGCAACTAAAATATCATAGACATATCTTCCTTCTGTTGTTGCTCTTGTGTCAGTAGATCCCAGAGAAATCTTCATCTGACCATCATAAGCACTTGTAAATCCCACAGTAAATGAAGAAGTAATCCCAAGTGTTGCTCCAACAGCAACACTCTTGGACATAGCTGCAGACCCGGTGTATCCAGTCAAATCAAAATTGCCACTTGAGGTAGTTTTTACGTTTAAATTTACCTCAAAATCTGATCCTCCATACATGGTCAAGTTAAGACCATATGGAACTCCAGAATCTGGATCAAAAGTGATTGTTTTAGTTGCCATCTGGGATACCTATTACTGCAATAGTTTCTTGCTGTTTATAATATAATTTGATGAAAGATTTTGCAATATTTCTGAGTTCATCTCGATCATCACATTCATCTATCTGGGTGGCAAGTTTTTGGTAAGCAAAACTTTTTGATAGATTGCTAAGTTCTATGTCATTTGGATCCATTTAGTAACTCCTTTAGTAAAAATTTAATTTCATCGATGTCACCTTTCATATTAGCAAGTTCTTGCTCCATGTTCTGTACCTTATGATTCTTTTCAGTTTTCACGTTACGTCTTGAAAGATACTGTTGATACTCTAAGGTATTGACATTAACGACTGCATTTGTCTCAGGATCTCTTGCGAGATCCTTATGACCTTCTAATCCATAAAATTCCATATTATGCTAAAGCGATAACTCTAAGCTCTTTGACTCTTGGGACAAAGCACTGACTTGTAGAAGTTAGATTTAATTTCACTCTATACGTTCTGAATGATGGCAATTGATCAATAGTGAACGTATACTCTCTATAATCTAGATCTCTGCTATCATATCCATATGTATTTGATTTGAGAACAAATACATCTGATTCACCATTATTATTTTCTGGGGCAATAATCTGACCTCTAGAGTTGAGATTACTATAGCCAGGGAACGGAGTAAAGATTGGTTCAAGTCCTGGTTTGTCGCTGACACAGTAGAATGCTCTAATATCATTCACGTCAGTAAGGTGTCCTGCAAGAATAATCTTGAGGGAAGATGCTGGATTTTCCAAAACAATCTCTTTGGAGATATACTGGCATCCAGTTGGATCTTCATCAACTGTATCAACTCTAGAATCAGTTGCATAATCAGTGATAATATCATTAACTCTGTTTGATGTCAGAATTGCACTGACTCTCTGAGAGTCAATAACAGGACTGATACGAGTGTCAGTTGATGTAAGGAACAGTCTCATGTTCATGGACTTATTACCCTCAATCGTTGTGAGATTAGCATCTTCGTTGATCTTAGATGCAATCATTCTTGGAGAATCAAAGTAATTCTTCTTATTGATGGTAATATCTTCAAATCCCTTGTCAACATAAGGAATTTCATTTCCACTGAAACTCTTACTTGAAACAGTTCTAACTTCACCAGAAATAGATGTACCAGAAACAGTAAGATTTTGAACGTTTGGAGTGATGATTTCAAAAGGCATATTTTGTGTAGCCTTTACTTCAAATCCACCAGCAGATTTTGTGGTTCCCATATAAAGTTTAGGGAATCCAACATCGGTGCTTCTGTCAGTTCCAGTGGTGCTGCTCATGTCCAGTTTGACTTTATAAGAGTCAAACGTAAATGGATCTGCTTGCGTAACATCACTTAAATCATGAGTTCTATTAATTCTTTGCAAGTTAACGCCGCCAAGTTCATATTTGTGAACTGGAGTACCAGCAGGATATGTTCTAGGTTCAGCTCCTCTAGTGATGGTTCCACTAATCGTGTTTCCTGCAACTTGAGTATATGTAATGATTTCATCACCAATCTGCAGGTAACCTGCGTTAGTTGTTCCAACTCCAACATTTTCAAATGTTGTAAATGAAGATGCTGCTGAGACAGTGATTCCATCTGTAGAACCTGCAGGAAGTTCAACTGCAAGAGTGGTTGGTTTAACATCACCACGGACACCAGAAATCTTGACCTGATTATCTGTAAAATACATACCATGGTTTTTGTGGTCCACAGTAAAGTGCATTCCATCATTATCAACATTTACTGAGGAAATTTGAACATCTCCTCCGGGTGCTCCTGGAAGATCATTATTCAAAGTTGTAGCTGCACCAGCACTTGTGAAATAACCAAGGCTCTTAGCAGCACCAACAACAAATTCACCTTGAACATTATTAAGAATAAGTTCATTAGTGATTCCAATTCCCGCAACAGTCAATCTGACGTTTCTGCCCATCGATGCAATACCGATGGTGGTAATACCGAGAACGTCTCCGATTTGATATCCAGATCCACCTGCAGTAATTGTTGCTCCACTTGCAACAATAGATCCATCTCTGACACTGACCTCTGCAGTTGCTCCTCTACCATTACCCGTAATAGTTACAAGATTTACACCAGCAAAAGTAAAACTTCCATCAGCAGGTGTAAGTCCAAGGCCAGCATTAGTGATCGAAAGGTTACCTGTAGCAGATCCAGCAGTGCCTACAAGGTCTCCTGTGGCGTTTGTGCCTAGTTGATAGAAGGTATTGCCAATTTCATATCCAGAGTCAGCCACGGTGGTTCCAAGACCAACTCTAATTTGTCTAGAGTTGAGACTAATTGGATCAGGAAGAAGAGTAGGAATCTGTTTGTTTCCTTCCGTCAGTTCGGGACTATAGAATTCAACAGATCCATTTTCAATAAAGTCTGCTCTATACAGAGTAAACTTAAGATCTTCCCACTGACTTGGTTCCCATGTAGAAGCGTTTTGTGATTTGAACAGAGATCCAAGATATGGTTGGTTAGAAATGAACGTATCTGTTAAAAGATCATTCTCACCAATTCTAGAAATGTAGACACTGTATTTGGTTGAGTTAGATGCTAAACAAATTGCATATTCAGTTCCACCTTCCAAATAAACAGGGGCTTTGAACTGAACATTTGTTGCAATAGATCCATCAGCAGATGTGATAATATCATTTGGATCAAGAACAATTTCAGAGAATGGAAGAACTTTTGAAGTTGGAAGTCCATTCTTCATAGATCTAAGTTGGAAGACAACTGGAATATCCATATCATCTTTGGATCTAAAGAATACGTCACAACTGGTAAGGAATACTCCAGTCTCATCCTCAACTAAGAATGACTGTGCAAGTGGATCATAATAAGTGATGATTGTCTGTGTTCTGCTTCTAGATCCAATAACTTCAGAACTTACAACTTCAGTTCCAAGATCTCTGTTAACATTCCTGCTTTGGAACTCATTCTTAAGTTCAACTCTTGCATTTCTAACAGAGATAATATTTTCTTGAACAGTTTCAAGAGTTCCTTCAGCACTGAATGATTCTTCAGCAATTGTTGTTGCATCATCCTGATTGTTATCAATATCATTTACGAGAGTAAATGTCTTAGTTCCTGTTTCAAATCTTGGATGGTTGGTATTATTGCCATCAGGAATAAAGTAACTTCCAATCAAAACTGCAGCCAGATCAGAAATAAGTCTGACATTAGTGACTGTGGCTAATGCTCCACTTGTGCTTCCTCTAAGAACCATTCCGGCTTCAACATGACCGAAGAAATCTCCTCTTGCTTCTGAAGAAAGAGACGCGGTATCAACATTCAAAATTGTGGAAGTTGATGAATATGTTGCTGCTAAATCAATATTAGAATATGGGTTCTGTGGATATGTTTTTGTTGGAGAATCATATGCACCCTCTCTGTGATTAGATTGAGCTGCTCTAAATCTAATTGAGGCAACTGCATCACTACGATTTAATTCAGCAAGTCCAGTTCTTTGCATTTCACCGATAACTGTTTCTCCAACCTGGAAAGTTCCAGATGTCATAGAGATTTCTAACAGTTTTGGTACACAATACTTAGAAATATCAACGCCATCAAAGAAAGCATAAAGTCTAGTAAGTGGTTTGACTCTCTTAGCAACAAACTCAACGTTTCTAGATCTCATAAATGGAATGAGATCTCTACTGACAGTTCTATCTCCAACGGAAGTTTGATCAAACTGTTCTGTTACGATGGTTCTAACACCATTTCTAGAAACAGTGCCAAACTCTCTGGTTGTTCTAAGTTGTTCTTCAATTACTTGGTCAGTGACCGTTCTAGTTGATGTTCTTGTTCCTGGTCTCCAACGTTCACCTTGATGAATAACATCAGGACCATTATTAATAACTTTTGTTCTAGTTGTTTCTACAACTTCAACACCTGTCCAGTTAGTTTCCCAAGAATCCCAAACGATAGGACCGAATCCTGTTTGTGGATCAATAGTACCATTATCAGCGAGATTATTAAATGTTTCGGCATAGTTGCCTTCTGTTTCAATAATTTTAGCTTCTAATCTTGCAGTATCCACCCAGTTGTCTGATGCAGGAGTAAGTTCAAGAGTTCCATTCCAGAAACTAATCAAGAAAGGAGTAACACTTTCAGTTCTAGTTGCAAAAGTTTGGGACAAATATTCAACCTCTGAATAATCAAGAGTTAAAACATCATTCTGCTTTCTTACATTATTACCTTCAATAGCAGCAAAGTTAACATCATCTGTTGCATCAGTGTCAACCACTGGTCCGAAGGTCATATCTACGGAATTAGTGTAGTGTCTTGGCCTTAACTCATTATACTTTCTATCGATAGCGTTATTGATATTAATTCTATCTTCTTGTGCAGAAAAATCATTAAAATTATCTACAAAGAATCCTGATTTAAATCTATTCAGTCCTTCTGCATCGGGAACAAAGAAGTTTGCAGTTTCTTTTTCTAACAGTGATAATGTAGTGTAATACTCAAGACTCTTGATTCTATCCTCAAGTTTCTTGATATCTTTCATTTGATATCTCTTATAATCCAAGAATGCAAGTTTTGCATCAGATGGAGCATAGAGATATGGTGGTAAAGTTACCGTGCAAAGTTCAATTGCATCATCAATTGGTTCCGGTCTTTGTGGATCATCTGATGGAGTTCCATAAATGATTTGGAATCTACCATCCTTGGACAAATATACTCTATCAATTCTTCCTTGATAGTAAGAATAATCCATGATAATGGTCTCATCAGATGCCAAAGTATTTGCGGCGGTTTGACCTGAGGTATTAAAAGATCTTCCAAAGAATTCAAGAGGCGATCTTACGTCAGCAGCCACTGTATATTCAGCAACTCTTGGTCTGATATCAATAATATCAGAATTTCTGTAAATTTCTACAGTTCTAATTTCATTAGCATAATCAAAATTATTATATGAATTTACTGTTACAACATCTCCAGTATCAGTAGAATCAAAAGATGCACTAGAGAAATATATTTTTAGTTGTTTTGCAGGAGATGTTTTTCCTTTTTTTCTTTTAAGGCGACCATGATCATAGAAAGTTTCTTCCTGTCCGCTTTTGAATTTGTAATTTGCAGAAACATTAAAACTTGGAGTTCCAATACTAGCAATTACTGCACCAATATTTGACTCTTGTGCCTCTACAGTTTCTCCCTCAACAAAAGGAATTTCAGTTTTATTGATAAATGTGATCGTAGAATCATTAAGTTTTTCAGATACGATTGCTCTTGCACCACTCGTTTGACCAACAATCTGTTCACCAACCAATAGTTCTGTTGTAGTTGTTGACGCACTATTAATTGACTGTAGAGTCATGTTTGGAGCAGAAGCTGCAGAGGTATCTGCAGATTCATAGATTCCATGAATTTCAATAATATCTGGGAAGTTTAAAGATATAACTTCATCTTCAACTCTAGTTCCGAATGGGAAGTTTCCATGTGTAAGTCCATTATTCAAAGTTGTAGATCCGATACCAGATCCTGCTAATTTAGATTTATCAACAATAATAGAGTTAACTCTATTCTTAATCTTAACTTTTGCTTTTGGACTTGTCTTATTAAGAGTTGCAATCAAAGTTGCACCAGTATCATCTGTACCTAAATTGCGAATTTGTAAGGTTTTGCCATCGGCACCAATATCAAACTTATCTGCAGTAAGAACTTCTGTAGATCCATCAGATCTTGTCAAAAGATATCTCTCTTCATCAAATTGCAAGAATGTTTCATTAGTTCCTGCTGTTACCTGTGCGGAGAGTTGATTACTAGCAATATCAACACTAAAAGTTTTTCTAATTACTAATGTTGCTTCAGAAATATCAACATTAGAAATATTTCTTTTTGCTAAAGGTGTGTATAAAGACGAATCAGAAATAGATGCAAGATCTGTCTTAAGAACTTTTAAATCTGTTACATCTAAAGTTGCTGCTGGTAAAAATGCACTAGCAACACCAACAACATCAGTTACTGCAGCTACCGTGATCGTTGTTGTTGCAACACCCACAACTCTTGCGATAATAGGATCATTTCTGAGTCCTGCAGTTGTGTCGGTATATTCAATCAGATCATTTTCTTTTACAAGAGTTCCGGGGAAATCAGTATTCTTGGCAGTAATCGTACTGATGCCGCCAGACAAAGCACTAACAGTGGCAATACCTGCACTAAACTTAGTGGACTGAATTACGTCTGCACTAAATGTGTTGATACCAACGGTTGTAGGAGTTCCTTCATACCCATCCATTCCATAGACAGATTTGATGTCAGCAACACCATGTTCGGTGATAGCTACAGCAACTCTACCATCTTCAATACCATTAAAGATGAGTTTCTCGAAAGGAATGAAAGATCCTTCAGTTTCATAAACAGTAACTGCGGTTCCAGCAGAAACCGCATGTCTCAAGAATCCAGTTGCGCCACTATTTGCACCTTTTACAAATGTAGGAACAGAAAGTGTTGTTGACTGGTTTATTGCGATCTCTACATTAGTCTGAACATCATATAATGCGAGATTCCATTCATTAATATCTCCGTTCGCTGCATCATATGATCCAGACTCTAACTTAAAGTCATAGACTCTAGCAACTCCAATTTCATTTCCAGGAGCTGTTTGTTGATTAGATCCAACTCTTTGATCTCTAAGACTTACAACATATGTTCCAAATCCGACTGTTGGTGATCTGAATACTCTGTTTATTTTTAATGTTGGACCAGTATTATATACAATATTTTGATTTTCAATAGTTTTGGTTGTTCTTGGTTTATCTACGTCAAGATACTTTGCATTTAAAGTTTCAATCTCATATCCCTTAACGTATGCCTTTCCAGGAGCGATCTTATAGAGAGCTAGATCTTCTGTTGGAGTTGTTCCACTAGGAGTAAACTGTCCCGTTTCAAATATACCACCGTTTCCAAGACCATCATTCAAAGAGTTAACTACAGTGATATCAAACGGTTTTACAAAATAATGTCCTGATTCATCAAATGTTCTTCTTGCAAGAACATCAGTGAGGTCATCATAAAATACACCACCATAGTTCTTTTTCTTCTTTTGTTGAGTTTGAAGAACTCCGTTAATTACTGTGGCAAGTAAGATAAAGTTGTCGTCATTAAAATCATCAAGAGGTTTCTTAAAAAGACTTGTAGAGATTCTAAGTCTATCAGCACCTGGTGCTGCATAGTTATTAAATCCCTGAGAGTTGTCGTTAAGGGTTTCGTCTAAGTCTGCATTAACAATCTCTTCATTAACAAACAGACCAATTCTATAACTTGGAGTTGTTCCGTATTGATCAAGAAGAAGGTTTTCTCTATCGACGTTTACAAAATTTCCACGAATAAAATAAATACCGTTTTCAATTTGGAAAGAAGATCCAGTTGCAGCTGCAGCATTCGTTAAAGTAGATGCAAGAGGAGCTCCTGCAGCGATTGTAGTATTTCCAAGCAATCCAGAAGTTACTACCTCATTACAAGTTAATACTTCACCATCAAAAAAAGTTTGAGTGGAATTATTTGCAGTGCTTGAAGTAAGATAGTTGATATAAAGTGTTAAGTTACCTCTTTCAGAATCTTCAGGCAGCAGAACACTATCAACAAAAGCAGTTACCCCAGAAGTCTGCCCTGTTATCTTTGTTCCTACTAACTGATCAGCATATGCTGATACTGGAACGCCTTGATATGTATTCTCTAACTGTACGCAGTAATATAATTGACTATATCCAATATTTCCTGGTATTACTTTTGCACCCTCTTTAAAGAAGTGCTGCCCAAACTTTTCAATCTGATTTTGCAGTATAGACTGCAGAGTTGTTAACTCTCTTGCCTGAACAGGATATCCTGGTTTGAATAATACCTTGTGGTAATCATTAGCTGCATCAAAATCATCAAAGTATGGAGCTACGTTGAGGTTCGTTTGTTGGGGCATAATTCTTTAGAACTGCAAAATAACTTTTATGTCTTCCTTTTGACTCGCTGATCGAGTTATGGCTGGTCGGTTGTCAACGTAAATGATGTTTCCTGAATGTGCTTTGACCTCAGGATCAGAAATACCACTCGTAAAAGTCTGACCAAGATAGTATGTACGATTATTTATTACGGTAGATATACCTGAGAAGTTACTATCAATACTTAAATCTTGACCAGTTGATGGCACGATAGTTAGTGCTCCACCGGTTCCAGGAGATGATGTAAACTCTGTTAAATCAAATCCGTATGTTGGTTGAGTTTGTGCAGTCCCGACTGTGTTAAATCCAGCAAGAGATCTGTCTTGCCAGAATTTCAATACCCCAGTATTTTGATCATAATTAATAACTCTTCCTACAGCAGTTGTTCCTGTGGAAACTGTTTGAGTAAAATATGCATCAGCAGTAAATGTTGCCGTGCTATATCCTGTCCCAACAAGTTTTAAAGCAGCGACAGCACTTGCTTTATCCGCCGAAAGGAGAGTTGTAGATCCGAACTGCTGTGGATTTTCTACAACACCAACTCTGGCAATTTGGTTACCTGTAATGAAGTCTGGGTTTTCGTTGTCATTTTCAATTCTAGAATAGAGAAGAACATTATATGCTCCCAACTCTCTGTAGATATCAGCACCATGTCCACCCTGCGGTGGAATGATTACATCAAACGCTGGTCTGGTGGTTCCTGTTGGAACTCCACCGGCAACCAAATCAACATTTCCATAGGTGTATCCTGAACCTTGAGCAGAAACAGTTACAGAACTAACTTTAGAGTCAGCATCAATTACTATGGTGCATTCTGCCCCTGTACCATCCCCTTTGATTGGAACGGAAGTATAAGTCGAGTTTGCAGTCCCAAGACCAACACCCTTATTAGTAATCGTGACGATCTTAATGGATCCATCAACGGCATTATCTCTCACTGCGGCATTATCAGTTGCAGTTGACCAGTCTGCAGGAACTGGCATATAATCAGTCGATTCAAATTTTGTTACGTCGCTTGGAGCAATAGTATAAAGATATTTCCAGATATAACCATCACCACTAGTACCGGCTGCCTTAGGTTCTAAATCAGTAAAAGTTGGTTCATCCAAAGATGGTCTTCCTGTTGGGTTATCAGGATCAATACCATTTTGCAAACAAATATAAACTCTGAAGTCGCTATTTAATACAAAATAGTTTGCAAGATACAGTGACGTAGATCCAGAAACTACAGCAGTATTTGATCTGCTATAATCATGACGATACATGTCATAAGTCGTTCCTGAAGACCAAGTTCTCTTGGGAACAACCTGCTTTGCATCCGTAGAATTAATTTTCTTCAGAGCGATCATGGTATCCCAATAATCATCCTCTTCGGTAAAATTATCTTTTGGTGAAGGGGGATCAGTATCCCAAGTAGATTGATAATCTGCTGGGTTTGGCAAACCAACAAAAGAATAATATGCATTAGAGGAATTGTTTACCCCCGCAACAAAATTCTTTGCATTCAATATTCTAATCTGATCCGTAATTATTGCGGCCATTTTGACAGAGTTTTTCTTTATTTATTAGTGATTAGACGATATAGTTTTTGAATTTCAAGAAGTTAGATCTAACAACCATGGTTGAGGTTGAAATGCCAGTTCCATCAGTTGCACCAATTCCAGATTCAGTATATGCGGAGTAAGAGTTTGTCTCTGTTCTTCCAGTGACATCAATTCTTCCCCAACTAAATGATCCAAAGAAGTCTGATGTATTAATACCAGAGTATCCACTTGCATAATCGTCAACCTTGACAAAGACTCTCTTAACAGTAGTGTCTATTCCAGACACACTAGTTGAGATAAATTCAGCACTGGAAACGTAATAAACATTATCTATGAAGGATGTTCCGACTCCAACAGTGTTTCCAGATGTATCCAAAGAAGTGACTGAGGTAGATCCAACACCACCATTTGAATTTCTTACAACAAAATAATCATTTGCTGCAAGAGAACTTACTGTAATAGCAGTTCCTGCAATAGCAGAGTCTCTGAGGAAAGAGTCATATGGAATATGTAGGTCAAGAACTAACTGAGTGGTTCCAACTCCAACAGCCGTAGTTCCAAATCCAACGATGATACCATTATCACCTTGATATGAATCGACAGTAATCTCTTCTTCAGAGTGTGTTGGAGGTGCGATAAGAACTGGTGGAGGACTTACGTTTGTATAGGCAGTTCCAGCATTAGAAAGAGTAATGCTTGTTACCACCCCAGCGGTAATGGATGCTGTTGCAAGAGCAGTGGTTCCAACGCCAACTGCCTGAACCGTGCTTCCAATCGTTACGACTGGTGCTGATGCATATCCAGAACCACCATCAGAAATTGATATAGAAGAAATAGTTCCAAGACCGGAGACAATTGCAGTTGCTGCAGCTGCCGTTTTGGACTCCTGAGCGACGAATTTAACTTTCTTCTGGAAAGTCAGATCAGTATCATTTTCATTTTGTGGATTAAACATGGGTCTCAAGTTATCCACATAAATCGCAGTTGATCCAACACCAACAGACTTGATAATGTATGCACTAGGATTGATAACTGGCTCATAAAGTTCACGATCCTTACCAATAGCAATTTCATCAACAAAGACATCTTCAGTTTGCTTACACCAGATAACAGGTCTATCTAAAGTAATATCATTTGTATTTCCTGGTCCAAAGTATGGGTTTGTGGAAACGGTGCTTGTGGACTTGATATTATCCACGATTCTCTCATCCTCGATAAGAGAAGAAGCCTGACTTCTAGAAGGATCATTCTTGAGTTGTAAGGAGTCACCTTTTTTCACTGTTTCAATAATGTTTCTAAAGACAACATCAGTATCACCACTTCCTTTGTAGAATACTATTTCGATGATATCTCCAAGTTTAGGTGCCTCAGTAAAGTTTACTGTGCTTCCACCAGTAAATGTGTATGCCTCTCCTGGGACCTGAAGCGTATTATTAACAAAGATAAGAAGTACATCTTGAACGTTAATATTCGATCCCTTTGCAGCGACGATAGATACCGTGTTTCCTGCAAGAGACAGTGGGAAGTCTTTTCTTGTACCATCAATAAATCTTTCAACATTATCAAGAACTTGAAGAGTTCCAAGAGACCATCCAGCAAATTTATCAAAGAGAGCCTTATCAACAGTTAATGTAAATTCGCTAAAGGATGATGTTGTTGGAATTCCTGTCAATCCACCAATAGGTACAGTCAAGATATCGCCGTTGCCATATCCATATCCATTATTTCTAAGTTCAAAGTCAATTACACTAGATCCTTGTCCAACTACAACATCTATCGTTGCATGAGTTCCAAGTCCAGCAACAGAGGAAGAACTATATTCTAAAGGAATGTTAGAATAACTTAGTGGATCCTCGATTATAATATCAAGTGGTTTATTAACTTTACCACATCTTGCGTAGAAATGTTTTCTAGTTGAGATACCGGTGTTTATTTCAAAGGTTGTAGTGTCAATAACTCTAAGAACATTTGTTCCGCTTACTGCTGGATCAGATTTACTTGCAGAGTTGTTATTAGCTCTTGGTGCAATAAGGACAGGTTGAGCAGTTCCTCCACTTTGGAAGAATGTTGGGACTGTAGAAACACCAGCATTAACTTCAAATTCAGTGGAACTATTAACCGCAGTTACTTTAGTACCACAATAAACAGGATCGGTTGTTCTTGGATATGTATGAGTAGATCCCCCATTATCAAGTCCGCAAGTGAATCCAAGACCGGTTAGAAGAACATCACTCTTTTCTCCAGTAGTAGAAAGGTTATGAGCAGATGATGTGGTCACGGTCATAATACCACTTACATTATCATAAACAGCATTAGTGACATTAACTGGTCCTGCGCCACTATAATCACACGTAAATGCTATTCCAGAAACAATAACAGTATCATCAAAAGATAATCCGTGTGCGCTGGATGTAGTAACTGTTGTCAGACCAGTTATTGATGAATATCCAACATTTGAGATATCTCTTGGTGCATAGAATACTGAGGAATCTGTAATCGATACATCTGTGGATATGTTACCAGTTCCCGTCATGATAGTTGCAAAACCAACATGATGAGTGGTTATACCAGATCCACTATTCGCTACGCTTACATTTACGTATCCGAGAGTTGGATTTGTAATACCGATACTAACTTGAGTTCCAGTTGGAATTTCGAGAGCACTCGTAGACCCAACACCAATTCTAACGAAAGTAGATGCAGTAGAAACAACAGTTACATTTGACATCAAGAATGTTCCAACGCCAATCGTAACGTTATTACCAGTGTTCAACAAACTAATGATATCATAAACACTGTTTGAGTTTTCCAAATAAATTTCGGTAGATCCAACTCCAACAGGGCTAGACGTGTCAGTTAAAATTTCATAACGGTTTCTTCCTCTGTATCCAGTGCCAGTATTGGCAACTCCAACAGAAGAAATAGTTCCTGCTGCAGATACTACTGCAGTTCCACCAGCAGAAACAAGAGCTTGATATCCGAGACCTTCAGCAGAAGCAACGGAAACAATAATTCCACCCTTAGGATAACTGGAAATTCCAACATCAGATCCGAGAGGAGTTGTTTCTGTTCCTTGGAACGTAATCGTGGTGATTCCAGCTGCCTCATCTAAAGTATATTGATTTACAAGTCCTGGAGTTTGGAATACATCGTTAACAAGAATTATTGCGTTTTCCGTAGAAATGCCAGGAACATCTGAAGCATTTTGCTTCAGAGTGAATTCATTTTCAGTTGCATTAAATTGATTTGAAATATTATCAAAGATATAATTCTTGTAATAAGACTCATTTGATGTGTTTTCAACACCAGATCTCATGAAAGATCTTCCTTGGAAACTAGATGAGGTTGTGATACCAGTCCAATCTCTTTCGTCAGGTGGATTTGTAGTAGATCCAATTGGAGTATTTCCAAATGGAGCTTCAACAAAGTTAAGATGATTGTCTACAATATTATAATTACCATCAACCTTTGTGATTAGATCTCCAGTTCCTGCAGTTCCAATCTTAGTTCCCAACCATTCTCTACGAACTCTTATAAAGTTCGTACTTCCAATACCAACACCTTCGATCTTCATGATCTCATCACCGATCTTAATTAGATCAGATCCAAAGAATGATGTTATTCCACTAAACGTTAGTATGTTATCAGTATCCAACATCTGATTTGCCAGATGCGACGTGATAGCAGTAGATACAACTGGTGATTGAATTACATTATCAATAGCAACGATTACCTTAGCATTTTGATTCGTAGAAATAAATCTATGTGATGTACCAATACCAACACTTTCCAATTCAATAACTTGTGGAATTGATTTGAGTGCATTCTCTGCGCTAGATGCAATCTTGATAGTATTATCATCGACCTTGACTGCAAAGAGATTTTCTCCTGGGAGGAAAGTAGTGTTTGCCGCACCAACAAAAGTAGTTGTGGCAATTCCAACTGCAGATGATGCAGTTCCGACATGAACATATCTCAGTTTTTCTCCACTTACAAAGAAGTGATCTGGAATCTTGATAGTATTTGCACTAACATCAACGACAGAGCTATTGTTACCCTCAAAATATCTTTCAAAGATTTGTTTGTTTTCATGCTCAAGCATGAACTCTCTCTTAATGTCACTATCGGTTCCTGTATATTCGGCAATTTTTGTTGTAATTGCTGAATTTGTAAATGCTACTGTTGATGGTAAAGTTGCATCATCATTAATAGACAGTGCATTTTTAAACACGTTAACTACAGTGTCTATACTTGCATTTGGAGTGAATACCAAAGATACAGTTCCTGCGGCAGAAACTCTTGCACCAAATGTTCCCAGTCCAGATGAAGTTTCAACGTTTCCGTATTCAGTCATATCAACGTCATAGCTTCCTGTTCCGTCAACGTAATCATCAACGACGACGAGTTCAGAAAGTTGTGTTTCATTATTAGTTGTATCTGCAACCTGAACTAAGAAGTATGCTCCATCATATAAATCAACGTATTCTGAAATAGTTGTGATTCCTGGAGAACCAGATGCGGAAATACTTGTTGTTCTTCCTTCAAGTTGAGCATGTCTCAAGTCAAGAGTTCCAATTCCGGTGATTGAATCAGTTGCAAGACCAACTTGTACTGTGTTAATTGCACCAGTGGTTCCGATACCAGTTGCAGTTGGAATAAAATCAACCTTAAGGTTTGCTCCATCAACATATGCATGATAGGTTCCCAATCCTGCTGCAGATGCTGCACCAATATTTGTGGTAAGTCTTCCATATTCAGTTATTGCAACATCACTACCGTTGTTAGTAATATTAAGTTCAACGGCTTCAAATTCTGTGTTCGATCCAATATCTGGATTGATATTGACAAGAACTTTCAAACTAGAGTGTGTAGCAGCAATAGAAACGATAGTTTTCGTTACTCCAGACTCAACTTCAACACTACCAGTGTTAACAGTAACAACTCCACCAAAACTTGTGTTCCCTGTTCCCAAAACTTCGCTGTCAATATCATATGACATAGTAATGACGTTATAGTCATTTACAGAAGACCGTGTTGGGTAGAAGAGAAGTTGTCCATCGGATCCAGCTACACTAAAGTCAAATGATCCTTGATCATACTGAGTTTCAACTCTTGCATATTGATTAATATATCCTCGTGCATCATCATGCAGAACATCAACCAACATAAGTTGTCTCTGTGCTGTGTATCTCTTATCTCTTACATAAGTAATATATTTTAGGAATTTATTTGAAGAAAGAGTAAATGTATCTGCGACACTAAAAGCTGTAGGTCTTGGATTGCTATTGAACTGACCACTAATATCATCAATTGACAGAACTCTGTTTCCAACTGATTCAAAATAGTCGGTTAGAATTCTATTAGCAAATACTATCTCATCAGAAACAACTTTTGAATTAAGGTTTAAATTGTTTTCTGTTGCAAGATCAAAATCATAGAAACAATTAATACTAGCAAATCCTTGCAAATCATTAACAACAGAGAAATGTGTTAGAGCAGTAGACAACCCAACAGCCATGCTATTAGAATTTGTTGTCTCCAACTGATAATCGGAGAATTTCTTAAATCCTAAAGTATGATTAAGGGAAGAAACAGGTTCATTCCAAGTCTCAAATGGTACAGATGATTTTAATGAATATGAGAAGTTCTGATAATAGAAATTATCAGGCATTCTTTGAAGTTCAAAGTTAAGTTCTCCAGAATCAGTATCCCATCCTTTTATTACTTTAGATGAGGAATCCAGATTATAATAGTTTTCATAAGATGTAATTGATGAGGCTACACCGTGAGCGTCGGATGATCTGCCTATGATTTTTTCACCAACGACAAACTTATTACTTGAAGAAATTAATAATGTATCCGAACTTGAATTCCAAGAATCAACTATCCCTGTGGCAGAATCAGAAGTTACAACTTCTCCTTTGAAATATTCTCTCGTTGTTAACTGTGGTTCAAATATTGGGAAACTTTTCTTAGCAATAATTCTTCCCGAAGAATTAATATCATCAAAAACTCCAACTATTTCATTTGATTCCAAAAGTCCAGACATACTATAAGTGACAATACCAATACCACCCAGTCTCTCATTAACAGCAGTTAGTTCAAATAACTTGTAATCATAGTTTTCTGAGTTAAATCCTTTTCCAGTTGATCCAACGCCAACACTAACATTTTCAATCAGAACTTTATCACCAACTGCAAATGGGAATATATTTACTGTACTAAATCCAACAGCAAGTTCAACGGTTACATTTTCGGTAGAAGAGTCGTATGAAATAGTTCCAATACCAACTCCAGCACCGCTTTGAATTGGAATTAATGTCGGTTCTACATTATTAATTCCTTTTGTGTTTTTCAAGATCTCTACAGTTGGAGATCCAGGTGTTACTTTTAGGTCAACATCAGAAACTAGTTTTTCGGTTCTACCATCAAGAACAACTAGTTTTGGTGGAATAGAAAATCCCTTTCCAAAGGATGTTACGCCAATAGAATCAAAAACAGCTAAAGGTTCTATTTTTACTTTTTGTGGATATATTAAAGATGGTGATAAAGTTGGATCGGATGGATAAGTATATCCAATATCTTTAATTCTAGTTCCAAGTGCTTTTCCAATATTAGAACTCTCTGCTTCTAAAATAGCACCTCTTCCAGAAACACTATCAATAGTTGTAATTCCAGGGAGAGTTTCATAGTTTCTACCAACACCAGTAACATCAACTTTTGCAATTGGACCATATGTATGGGTACAATCAGTTATATAATCAATTAAAGCACCGGCTGCAGTGGTATATGAAGATGCCTCTGGAACATCTTTTATAGTGTAAGTAAATGATGTTGTTGAAGGCGTAGCAATTTTGTGAGTGCCTTGATAACCACTTTCTTTAATTTCCAGTTGACTTGAGTTTACAACCTCAGTATCCACAACTATTTGTTGCTTCGCCTCAGGAGTTGTTACATCAGGATTTGCGTCAATTAGATCAAGTTTGTAATATAAAAACTCTGGTATATCACTATTAACTTCAAGAGTAACTTTTGCACCAGAGGATCCAACTGTGCCAGATCTAACAACTTCAAAAACTTTACTATTATCTGATTTTTCCCAAACTACTTTAAAATCTTTATCTCTATAGAAATTCAATTCAAAGGCAGGATAAGATTTGCCTTGTACAACGAATCCAAGAGATGAATCAGATAAATCAAATGTTACCGTGGAGTCCTTGTAAAGTTTAATTGGAGGATTGATTGGGGATATAGTTCCAGAAGAAGCACTGGTAATATCAACTACAACTGGTTTTTCTTGAGTTGAATCAAAATAAGTGTGTGAAAGTTTAATCGTATTTTGATCAACACGATTTACATAATACAGTTTATCACTGGACAATCCTACAGAAGGAACCGTTGCAGTGTGCAGGACTTTATCACCACTCTTCAGTCCATGAGATGTTAAAGTTATTTCACTATTTGTGGTGTTAACTTCAGAGGCTGTGAAATCAACAGGATCAACCAGAACTCTTCTGTTATAATCATCATATTTGAATGTGATTGATTTGGTATTTTTTGGATTTACATTTAATGTAATATTGTGTGGTTCACTTAATCCATGTGTTGCGGCAGTGGCCACAGTAACCAAGTTTCTATCAACATTACCAGTTAGAACTGTGTGATTTGTAGTGAAACTATGCGTGTCTCCAGTGCCAACACTTCTAAAAAATAGTGTGGTCGATATTGTATTAGCAAGACCAACAAAAGTTCCGGTGGATCCAAGACCAACTCTTATTGTTGCAATTCCAATCAGATCGTCATTAATTTTAGCAACAAACAGTGATTGTCCATCTGCAAGAGTGGTTCCCACTCCAACATTTGTTTCATCTTGTACGATAATACCACTTCCACTGGTCCCAGGAGAATATGTTACCTGATCACCAGTCCGAAGATTATGATTTCTAATATAAAGTGCTTTTGTCTGAATGAACTTCTGAGTGGCTCCAACACCAGGATTTACAAATGTGATTGTAGTTCCAATCCCAACTCCAGCAGTTGTTCCAAGTCCAACAACGTTTACTGGATTAAAGTAAATCTGCTCATTTTGTCTATATGAGTAATCAGTTTTGAATCCACTATTAACTGTAAACTTTCTAGGAACTTCGTAAATAAATTTACCAATAGTGTGAGAAGTGCCGGTGGTTCCTTCTGCTTCTCTAAGAACCCTTATTCTAGAATTGATCTTATCTACATTCAATACTTTTAATTTTTCATCACCAGTCATCAAGATGTCATTTTCTCTGATCTTGAATGAAGAAAGGTCTCCAGTGACTTTAAAGAAAGTAACTATGCCAGTTACGGAAGTAGCTCCTATCGCAACACCAGTGGTTCCAATACCAGCAAACGCAAGTCTATTTGATTGAATTCCAACAGCATAGGATCCTTCAATTTTTGATGATGTAGTTGAAAGGCCAGATATAGTTACAATATCAAAATTTTTGTAATTATGAGGATTATCCGCATATAAGATGTATTCGCCCTTAGATTCTCCAGGATAAATTTCTAATCCTTCTATTGAACTAGTAGCAACACTTACACTGGTAACAGATCTACCTTGAAGTCTTGAAACTTTTGCAAAAACACCATCGCCACCAGTTCCGGTATTATTAAATATCAGATTTTCATTCATTCGATACTCAGTACCACCAGTGACAATTCCAACAGAGGAAATGGTTCCTCTAGAAGAGGCGGTTATCTCAGATGTTTGAGATAGTTTATTTGGAATGTAGATATATGGATATTCAGAATCATCCTCAATCAAGTTATATGGATGAGTGTTTCTTCTATACTCATTTTGTAAACTTTCAAAAGAATCCGCAGACGAACTTAAAGAGAAATTAAAATCATCTGGAATAGAGTGATAATTGTCTCCAATAATGTATGGGAATTTTGGAGCTTTATAGTTTTTGAATATTCCTGAGGTAGATACATCTTTTTCATCAACGGTCATGAAATATGCATAAGTTCCTTCTGGATAATCTGGAGTTATGCAGAATCTACCGTTGTTTTGATCAAGAACACTTTCGTCAGTTGAATTAGTGTGACTATAATCCTCTACAAAAAATCCCTCAGGAAAAATTGACGTTGATGGTCTGTTTGCTTTAAGATCTAAAGTATATCCAGACTTCATCTGAGTTACAACTCCGCCACTCTTAGTCTTATATGCATATGGTCCATAGATTGGATTTCCATCATATGCAAATCCTAAAATGGGCGAGTGTTTTGTTGATGGAACTTCAGTATCATTTTGTCGTTTTAGATCAGACTCACCAAACGCAGTTGCGCCAGATTGAGTGATTGAAAATGTATTTTCTCTAAGTTTTCTTGGAGCATAGAGATGGACATATTGCAAGTTTTCTTGATTGTCCGAATCAATTACTGATCCGTCGTCTGCAGCAAAATATGGAAGATTTTTTTCAAAAAGATTAACTCTCCAATTTTGAATATTTGCTCTAAACTTAGGTACATCAAGAACAGATCCTGCATTTATAACATCAATCGTAGTCGAAGACTGATCGTATCCACCACCTGGCTCCACGACAGTCACCGATGTTATAGATCCATTTTCAATAACAGGAACTAAAACAGCACCTACACCGTCTCCATTAACATCCAAATCTGGAACTGAAATGTACCTAGAACCAGAATTTTGAACAATAACGTTTACAATCCTACCATTATTAACAATTGGAGTTAATTGTGCATCAATACCAGATTCAATAGTAACCTGAGGTTGAAAATCTAAATTGATAATTTCAGATGATCCATATCCAACTCCACCATTTTCTAAATGAACTGATTTTACCTCTCCTCTGAAAATTGGTTCTATATCTGCTTTAAATGTTTGATTGCCTATGGAAGATATTCCAACCTCACCAACGAGAGTAGCTGTTATCGCAGGATAATTGAAAATATGAGTTCCAACACCAACAGAAGTTATATCAACATATTGTTTTGTTCTGTAGTAAAACTCTCTATCAGAAGATAATCCAACTGAGGAAAGTTTGAATGAATCTTTATCAACTACAGTCACATAGTATTCAGTATCTACAGAGAGTCCAGAAGCAACAGTTCCGTTACAAGTGTACTTTACTTTTTCTCCAGAGTTGTAATCGTGATTGGCGATAGTGATAGAATCACTTGCTGTGCTTACTCCAGAAGCGGCAGGAGCAGTCCTTTTCTTAGTTTGATACCCAGAACCACCAGAAGTAACATTAATTGATTCTACTACTGATTTTTTGTTGATTGACTGGAGAGAATGCTTTCCTACACCATGATCAGTGAGGAAAACTGTGTTGATTCCAGATATGGCGTCAGCCTGTGTTGGGTGAAGTCTAACTGTAACGTTATCAATAGTTGATACAAAATAGGTAGAGTTTGTAACGATACCAGCAATACCACTTTGATCAGATGTACGATATATTACCTGTTCAGCATTTCTAAACTTATGATATGTTGAAAATCCAATTCTAGATTGAGTTGATGCTGTTCCGATTATTACTTTTGCTGAAACCAAGTCTGCAAAGAATTCTGGGTTATGGTCAATCAACTTCATGTTGACAAATCCAGTTGCACCTTGACCATTACCACCATCAATTTTTAAGGAGGGTGTTCTCAAGTAATCAAATCCAGGATCTTTAATTCTAATTTCTCGTAAAGATCCAGAGATTGCTAAAAATCCAGTAGCTCCTGTTCCCACCGAATCATTAATGATTAAATTTGGTGGATTGATTATATCAACATTTTCTCCAGGTGCTAAAACTTCAATATCATTAATCTTACCATATCTAATTACATCAGTTGATTTGTAGTTTAGAATTTCAACACCATTAATTAATATGCCAGTTGTGCCTGGTACAGTTGTTTCAGTTCTTTCAGAAGTTTTTGGTGTAGATACCTTTCTAAGAATTTTTTGTGGTTCTAAAGTTTTTGAATTAAACTCATGGGGTTTAATTAAACTTTCAGATACAGTTACTGCAGAATCAACAGATACAAACTTTGAGTTAAGAATGTCATTTCTGCTTTTTGCAAATTTTACCGTAGATGAGTTTACTCTCTTTACAAAGTAAAGTCCATCATCAAATAATGCATCTCCTCTAACTTTTCTAGTGGCACTGTTTCCAGAATCATCAACATAAGTTTCATCTACAAGGCCAGCGGAGTAATGAATAGCATCTCCTGTGTAGAATCCATGTTCTACTCCAGGAGAAATTTCAAATTCAGTACCAACAAAAGTTCCGTTAAATTTAAATTCTTTAGGAGATACATTAATTGGTTGTGCATTATAATATGGTAGCGATGGCGAAGATATCAAATAACTGTTATCTATAGAACTCTTATAAACGTTCTCTACATCAGTTGCATATTCGTCAATATTAGTAAAAGTGTTAGAAGCAGCTTTTCTTCTAATTCTTTGAACTTTATATGTTAAATTTAAATCTAATAGTCCTTGACCTTTTATTGTTAATTGCTTCTCTCCTGTAACATCAGTGATGGTTGTTTCTTTAGTTGTTCCATCGGAAATAATTAAAGATGCGGAATTGCCAGGTTTAAAATAATTTGCTTCATTTAAAATGAGTCTGTATGTGTTATCAGAGGAATCGATAAGTTCTACTTTTGCAACTTTATAAACGGATGATACGTTGTATATCCACTTATTGGCTTTAAAAGTATTGTCAGTGCATCCAAGAGTTTGTATATTTACAATTCCTTCCTTTAAAAGTCCCTTAGTGTCCTCTGGTTCGTTTAAAGAATTTAAAACTGAATTGACTCTGACCTTAATTATTTCATTTTGATCTAATTTAGATCTTCCATATGTAAACGTATTAACACCAACCGTTGTTGAATCAAGTATAATTGTGCTGATACCAGTTACACCAAAAAACTGAGTTAATGATTTTGAGGTGTAACTTGCAATTCCAGTGGTTGCATTTGAATATGAAACATACAATTCTCCTGTAGATCCAAATCCAACTGTAGAGTCAACATCAAGAACTGTTGTTCCTGCAGCAACTTGGCCTATGACTTTTGTGGATGGTTCAACCTTGAAATTACCATAAGTTAATCCACCCGTTGATCCAGTAGTTCTATTAAATCCACCATCATATGATAGTTTGTAAAAAGACTTCCCATATCCAACCTCTATCTTTTCAACACTAGTGATCGGAGCATACGCCGCATTTAAATTATCATCAAATTTATATGCGTCTTGATAAAGAGTTGCGTTTTCTAAATTCTCAGGATTACCTTCAATTGCCTCAACGACAAGTTGATCTACGATCCTATATCCAGCATTTGATGGGGTAAAAAGAAAATCTTTTGGAGTAATTAATTTTACATCTTTATTATAAAGAGCCTTAAACAGTATTTCAAAAGATCTATTTGTTCCTTTGCTAATATAAAAATCTTTTGCTTGTTTTACAAAAATATTCTGATTGAGTTCAGGAGTTAATGTTCTATTTTCAAATCCAGGAGCTAACTGATGTTTTGCTTTTGTTAAAAATTCTTTTAAGAATAAACAACTTAAGTTAGTGATGGTAGCACCATCTTTATGATCATCAGATGCAGTTTCTTCAAAAATAACTTCTTCTTTGTTAATCTCACTTCTATAAGAAGTTATGCCAACAAATCCTCTGATACATCCAGTAAAGGAATAATCGGTTTTTCCAGTATAAGAAATTATTTCATCATCAATTTTCAGCAATCCATATGAATCTGGAAATCCTCTTGTTCCTGTAGGAGATTCTCCTGGATCAACGTTGATAGTTGTTCCGTAAAAAGTAATGTCACCAGACATTACTACAGATTCTGTAAG